TTCCAGAACTAGTAGAATATCCGTCGTTTATTAATATAGCTATATTATTCCCATTTTGTACATTAGAATTGTCGAATTCCAAACTGAAACCTTCCCTAGTAGTATCTAATTTATAACTCCAAGAATCAGCTGTTTTTGATGAATTTTTTGGAGTTGAGATTGACAACTTTTCAACAGTTTCTTTTGCAATTTCATCTATTTTTTTGTAATCGTAAACAGATGATGCTTTGCTTAAGTATTTATCTATATAGTCGAAACTGCCTGAGCTTTTTACTTCAATCCCCATAAATTGTTAACCTCTAGTATTCCCAGCTTTTCTCCTCTGCTCGTTCAAACTAGAATATTGTTTGTGAAGAGCAGCTTCGCTCATCTTTCCACCGGATTTTCCGTTGCTTTGATTTTCTTTTATCACGCATATTTTTATCAAAGTAAGTAATCTGTTGAGATGCCAATATTGGCACTCGAAAGGTATGTTAAAATGCGACATATAGTAATATATTAACTCAGATGTTATTTTCTGATAACGTTGAGGATTGTTCGAGTTTTCGTTCTCGAAAAATGTTGTTGCGGACATGGGGTCATCAATATAATCTTGTATCTTTTTTAATAAACTTTTATCGCTAAACAGTTTTACGTAGACTTCATTTGAGGGCTTCCTAGAAATTACCATCATTTTTATATAGCAGCCCAACTCTTCTTCTGATTTGTCGACATCGCTTATGAAAGCCTTATGATATTTAGACTCCCACTTTGAAACGGAGGCTAAAGAATGTTCTAGTTTTATCGTAGTAGGTTTACTATAATAAAACATCTCTTTTTTCTCGTCCCATTCTTCTCCAGACGGAATAATAAGATCTAACATATTAACCTCCGTTTACAATTCTAAACTATTTTATTTTTGAGTCTGCTTTTCGGCTTCTTTGACAATATCTGACGGGAAAATGCCTTTAATAAACTCGGAAGCCTTGTCAGCATCCGTTGCCAGTTCCATGTAAAGAACAGAATAGGCATCGGTTTGAGAGAACTCCAAAGAAAGTTCGTCGGTTTTTATAAAACGACGACCATCAGGACTCTTTACACCATAAGATTTAAGAATAAGATCCTTAAAAACTTTAGTTAATTCTTTTTCGTCCTTAGCTCCAGATATTTTCTTAAGATATTCTCCAAAGCCGCCTTCTTTGCTATTCTCCATCTCGGCTATTTCAGGTTTGCTCATATTAAAATAGTAATCTTCGGTGTAAGTAACACCATTGTAATCGGTTGCAGTAATAGTTTTCTTAAACATATTTGGTTTTCTCCTTTTGTTTATTTAAACACAAATAGAAACGTCTAAGGAGTGCCCTCCATTTTGATTTAGAAGACACTCCACACAATAGTATTCTCTAGAAAATTTAGCCGGCAGCTCCAACAAGTGTGGCAATCTCGTCAGGAAGAAGAACGGTCGGATCTGTATCGGTGCCACCATATAGCTTTGCTTCAAGCAAAGTCATTTTAGCAGCGTCGACAACAGTAGAATCGATACAAACAGTAGCACTTGGCTTGTGACCAGCAACTCCAACAGGAGTAGCTTTAACACTCCAAGACATAGTCATCGCTTCAGGAGTCTCGTTTATAGTATTGTGAGCTTGTTCGGTAGGTTGAGCTAAGCATCCGTAGATAATATGGATCTTATACCCAGCAGACGGATTAGAATCATTTCCGACAACAGTTTGATAGCACAGGGCAAAAGCCTTTCGATCTTGTTGTCGAATGCTGACACCAGGAACCAAGGAAGTAGACCCATCGCAAGCGGCAAATTCATCAGGGTAGGTATAAGCTTCAATAGTGCCTTCCCACTTTTCGGCAGATAAAAGATTAAGATACTCTATTCCATCTGCATATAAAGTAGTAAGTTCGGCACCACTTGGGCTTTCAGTAACTGCAGTTAAGCCATTCCAAGCAACGCCTTTATCGTAAGTACCGACAACAGTAGACGACGCTGGATATAAAACACCTTTAGAGACACCAGTCTCAAATTTGTGCTTACCAACAGAATCAAAGACGATAGCAGTCATTATTTTTTCCTCCATTTAATACGCTATTGTAAACGTATCGTGATACAAATTGTCGACAACATAGTGTCGAATGTATCTTGCTGTTTTAATTTTAGACAATAACTCTACGACGTCATTATCTTGATCGTAAGATATAAAAGTAACTCTGTAATAATGTTGTTGAATGTAACAAGAATCGTCAGCATGATCACTTTTTATGTCAGATCTTTCATAAACGATCGCAGGATAAACAATTTTAGTAGACTCCGGAGGTTGATAGTACACATTTTCAGATCCAAGAATTCTTTCGAGTTCTGTCTGAAGTTCAAGCCTGCTGGCCATTGTACTCACCTCCTAGAGTCAATATAAGTCTTGGATATTGCACTTCTACGTCGATGACTTTCCATGCAGTACCCAAAAACTTAACATACTTTATAGAATGAAAATTCTGCTTCGCATATGGATCTGCTATTATACTTATCTGATCGTTAACCGATATATCATCGTTTATTTTTTCAGATGTTATCAATCTTCTAGAATTTTTTATAAGATCTCCGCAAACAGTCTTTTCGACTATTGACTCCTTAAAAACTCCAGGAGAAGTTTTAGTAGTACTGCCGTATCCTATTACTCCGCAGAATTTAGCCATTTTGATTTAACTTATCCTAGAAATTAACCGGCAACCGGGACTTGTTCTTCAAACACGACGGCAGAATACGGAGTTCGGAGAGCTCCCGAGCAACGAGTTTCGATAAGATATAACTGCTTGTTGTAATTGATATCGAAATCGTCGAACATATTGATAGCGCCGCCTTTATCAGCACCAACGCCGTAGTCCGAAAGATTGACAAGAATTCCAAGCAAATTGTAAGTCGTCGTGACACTATCGGCAGTAACAGAACGAGCGATCCCGTCCATCACAGGAACAGTAACGATATCCTTGACAAGCAAAGCGGTGCGAAGTTCATTGACATCTTTATAGATACGATGACCCTGAGTGTCCCTCACCAGAAGCATATCGGCTAGCATGGTTTCCGTAGTGAACAAAGTAGGATTACCAGAACCTTTGTAATCTTTTCTAGAACGAACAACTTGATCCATGAAAAGATTAAGATTGTCACGATTGATAGCTTCGGTAGAACCATAGGCGTATTTGACAATATTATCTATGGCATAAACTGGATCATCACCATAGATAGGACGGATCTTCGTCGGATCGATCTTATCATTGGACGATGACAGACGGCCATCACCGATAAGGAAAGCCCGAGCTAATTCCTCGTCGAGACTGTTACGCATATCAGATTTGATATAAGCAATGACATCAAAATCAGTAATATCGATAACATCATCCTGATCCATCGCGGCTTTCTTATAGACCGTTTTCGGATCGGTAGTACGTTTCAAAGCAGTCAAAACCTCTTCGACTTTCTGATTGCCTTTAATGTAGCCCTTTGCGCGAGCGGCATCCTCGGTAACATCAATTGCAGTAGACTTCACATGAGAGAACGGAACGTGATGAACTCCGCCCATAACAACACTGACCCACGTCTGATCGCGAGCAATTGTCGACGGCATCCCGCTTTCTGCTTTAGCATCCGGGAAAAGATAGGAAACGTTAGTAATCCCATAACTATCGGCGTGAGCAAGGAACGGAAGATTGGTATACTCATGGGCTTCAAAAGCCTTTTTCAAAGAGCCATGCTCTTTTGCATCTCCAATAATTTCAGCAAATTCACTGTGACTGAGAGTCTTAAGAGACTTCTCTTCGTCACCAGCATTAGTTTCGACGTGTTGACCGTTTTCTTCAAAAGCGTTATGTTTCACAGCAGTTTCTCCTTTTCCGGCATTATTGCCGTTATTTTTATCTTCGATAGCAGCACCGACCAAGATAGTGACAGCATTTTTCTGCTCGTCCGTCATAGCATCGTATATTTCTTCGACAGTCTTTTCTTCAGCACCAGCACCAGAACCAGCGTCAGGTTTATTCTCAGCCATATGATTATTTTCTCCTTTTTGTTCTTTTTCAGCACTATGCTCTAGATTCTCTTTGTCGGAGTTATCCAAATCAAGAGAATCGGAGTCATTGTATATCATC